AATATGGCAAGTTCACATTTAAGTTACCCTGTTCGCAGGGAATTAGGTGGTCAGTTTAATCTCATGACCAGGAATCCGTTTGATTGTTTATTTAATAAAAGGTGTAATCATCACCTCTAAGATAGTTTAAACGACATTTCGGTCAAAGCTCAACTTAAAAGTAGAAACTATGTTCCATATTAAGAACTTCACTTAAGACTTGTTGATAATCATTGGAAAATGTTCCATTTGCTTCAACATGGCTCAATTTTTCTTCAACTAAGGGTGAGAGGGCATCATAATAATCCAGAAACGCTTCTTCACCATGAAGAGACATCTCACGTAACCCAGTACAGACAGAGTCCATGGTGATTTGATCACCATGTCTCTTCTTAGTCCAATAAAGGGTCTCATATATAGATTCAGCACGTAAGGGAGCTATCCATCTATCGAGATGAGGTAGCCAATTAAAAGTACGTTTCAAGAATTCAGTATCCTGAATACGTCTAAAAGGGACTACGGCTTCTTCTTTGAGTTCGGTTGTATAGACCATACCAGACTTGGCCATAAGACCAGGCATGAGAAGTTCATTAAACCCATCGCGGTAATGGGGATGCACAGAAAATATATTATCATCTCCCAAACAACACAGAAAAACATTCTCATTAAACAGAGATGCCTTATAACCAGCAAATTGCCAAGCTAAACGAAAATATATATTGTTGGACATGGTATTAATAATGGAAGTCATAGGATTACCACTAGGCATTGAATTGAACCATTCATAAACAAAACCTCGAAAGAGAACACGTGCATTAGTAACCTCAGCCCATAATCTTGATCTGACTATGAAATCTTCAGAGCCTGGTCTATCCCCATACCATCTATTAATAATATTGAGGACTTGATTTAAAACAAAAGGAGCTTCGTGACCATCAAAAGCCTTGTAATCTCCAGCTCCGATGATAGGATCATCACCAGGAGGAGTAAAACGAGACAATCTTCTAGCCAGAACATCCCAATCAGTAGAATAGGCATTAACACCATTGGCTGAACCTACATCGAAGGTAGCTTCCATATAAGCTGACATGAAATTCCCGAAATACATCCTAAAAAGAATAAGACACTCTATACCAACTCCTGCAATAAATCGCGAGGAACCGGCCTTTGTCTTTTTCTTAGATAACTTTTCATCCTTAAGATTGCCAGTATACAAAAAC